TTGTGCGATAACCCAAGTTGTTAATGGTCGCTGCGATTTTTGTCATAGGTATATGTTCGATTGCAAACATGTGAAAGCATCTTTGAACCATAGGACCATAATATTCGTCGATTTGTGGGATGGTATCAGGTCCCCTTTCTTTGGTATATCCAATCGGCACATTTGAATTGTATCCGCCGGCAAGAGCCTTCTGCGTCATGCCACGACGGACTTCACCGGAAAGCCGGATAGAGTAGTATTCATCCATCCACTCGAAGATACGCTCCACAAGCTCACCAATCACGCCATCTGGCAGCGGTTCGGATACAGATACTACATCCACATGATTCTTTTTTAACAGCGATTTGTATACGATGGATTCTTCCTGATTCCTGGCAAAACGAGAGAACTTCCATACTAGTATTGCATCGTAGGGATGCTCCTTGGATTTTGCCATTGCAATCATATCTTGAAATTGCGGTCTTTTGTCGGCATTTCTTCCGGAGATACCGAGATCTTGATAGATGTCTATAATTGTCATGTCGTGGGATGCAGCATACTCTTTCAGAAGCCGGATCTGGGCATCTGGTGAGTATTCTTCCTGTGAATCTGTAGAAACTCTGATATAAGCGCATACAGTCTTCATAAAACATCACTCCTTTATACAATTTGAAATTGTACATCGAGAGCCTTTATGATATAATATGCTTGCTTAGGGCATTATATCAAAGACTTAGGCTTTTGTTTAAGGCTCTTGATGTATTGCGTTCCCTCAGGTGTTTCCAGCACCTGGGGGATTTTTATTTATCTATTTTTTATTGAAATTGTGCAGGATATGCAAATATCTCATAGTCTGCTACAGTATCTGTATTTACACCTTCTGGAAGTGTGATTCCACTCAGTTCAAAGCCAATTGTATCATTTGGATTCAGGTCTTCCATTATAACGGTATTGCTTATACCAATAGGCGTGTGATCGGTATCATAGAATATAGCGGCTACATAGCTTACAGATTCTACTTGATCAGATGTGCATGTTAGCCTTCCTGTAACATCAATTCGATCCCAATCGTTATTATTTGTTGATACATCTGAAATTTGATATCTTGTTTTACTTATAGATGCTTTTTCAACATCAGGTCTTGGTAAAACAGTTAATTTCAAATCGCCAGAATAATTATCAAGCGTTATAGTATCGGACATATATCCTTTTTCTCCTGGAGAAATCACATTAGGATATGTTGGTACGCTTTTCATAGCAGATACTAAGTGACCATTTTCATCTTCTAGGTCGCATGCTCCGTTAGATAAATATAAATCCGAAGTACCTGTATTTTCAATTTCGACAATTACGTCAACAATTACACCACCGTATGATTCTTGAACTTGAGCATTTGTGTAGGTAATTTCATATGCTGTTTCGTTTTCGGATTCTGTTGTTGCCTCTGTTTCACTATCTTCATCAGATGCGATTGTTTCGGTGTCGTCTGCAATATAGGATGCTTCGGTAATTGCTTCTGTTGAGTTATTATCGTAAGATCCTAAATTAGACTCTTTTGATGCTCCACAGCCAGTGAGCAAAGAGCATGCAAGCATAATTGTAAAAAGTTTTTTCTTCATAATAGAAATCCCCCTTTATTAAATTTTATTGTGTGCATAATATTCTAAGTGGTCAACGCAACAAGCATCTCTATTCTCGAAGTCTAACCGGGTGATGTGAGACAGAGCATGTAAGTAAGCGTCTGCCTGCTGTTCCTGATTGAGCCTTGAATTGATAAAGATTGAGAAACTGCCATCTTCGTTCGAAGTGACTGTTTCTTTTGCGTTTGCTCCCTTAAAATCAATTAAGTGTACAAATACTTCGTTCGTAATATCACCCCCTGCGACTAAGAACATATCATATCGCAGGTACAATAATACGGACTTATTCGCCTTTTTCTTTCTTTTTTAATGCAAGTAGCATTGTATGTACTGTTTGGATGTCTTCCGGAGAAGCATCACGTGCAGCATCAAAGAGAAGTGATAGTTCTTTGTTCTCGAAGATCTCCTGCGCCTTCTTTGCTGTTTCTTCATCGAAATAATAAGATGGCTTCGTCTCACTTTCAATGATTAGGTCGCCAGGATCCACATGTAAATATTTTGCAATGTCTATAATAGTATCAAGCTTTGGAACTCTTGTTCCAGAACACCAATTTGATACCGTTGATTTCTCGTATCCTAAATCGTTTACCAAATTACTTTGTGTTTTGTTATTTAACATTAGATAGTATTTTAGCAGTCTTGAAAATTGGTTTGTTCCCATTCCATCACATCCCTTCTTGTTTTTTAATTATACACAAAAAGAATACTTTTCACAAGCGAAATGTAAAAAAAGTTTTCAAAATGCTTGACAGTTCACAAAAAGAATACTATAATGCAGTTACAGAATTGAGAAAGGAGATGAAAAGTTGAATCAATTAAAAATTCGATTGTCTGCTGTTAGAGTTAATGCCAACCTTTCGCAACAGGATATTGCAGATAAAATGGGAGTTTCGCGAATAACAGTAGGAAATTGGGAGAGCGGTAAGGTAAAAATGAAAGAAGCAGAAATAAGAATGTATGCTGACATTTGTAATTTCCCTCGGGAAAATATTTTTTTACCCTACGAGTTCACAAAATGAATACTTTGGTAGAAAGGAGAAGCATGAGCGAGTTAGTATGTGTAATTCTGATTGTGGTTGCTATCAGTCAGTTTGTAAGAGCAGCCGCATATAAGAAATCAACAAAAGCCCTTACGCTGTATCTGAAAGATATTGATGCTGTTCCCGATGAACAGACAATACAGAGATACAGCGAAAAGGCATTGCATTCATCAAATACCAAGCGTTGATTTAATTAGTGCAGTTATAACGCCGGATGATATTTGCGTGAGTGCAGATATGGAGGTTGCTCCAATTTTAGATGCTACTGATTTGGTTTTTTTCCATAATTCCGGTTCACGAATGGAATTAAGGAATTCATGACCTGCAAAGGTAATGTCGTAGATGCTGGTAACAAGTGGAACGCTACCGTCTACGTGAATCACGTTAGCATCGATATATCCGATTTCGTGAAGCTTTGAAACACAATACTGAATATCTTCGTTTTCATAATCTGGTAGATCAGAAGATAGTTGCTTCATTGTGCATTGGTAGTTGTAAGGGTACGATTCAAGCTTCAATAAAACAGAGCGGATACAATTATGATTCAGTTCCATTATCAAAATCCCCCTTTCATATGTATTGGTGTGGCGCACCTGTATGAAGTATAAGGCGGATTCGTGGATTGTTCAATGGATGAATTTATTTTGATGGAACGCAGTAAGCCCTAAGCAAGCACACTGTAGACCTTAGTTGAATAAGCTAATGTAGGAGGTGATGCGTTATGACCTATACATACAATGTGTTGGTTGATGAAAAATGGGTGGATTTGAAAACACTTCCACCAGAACAACAGGAAGAGATTAAGAAGAAGCTGACCGACAAGGTAGCGGATGCACTTGCTGTTGAACAGGCAAAGAAATGTTCATAAGATACCGCAGGCACGACCTGCGAATATGAGGACAAGCAGAGAGGAAGAAAGAGGATGAGCAACGACATGATTATATGGACATACCGGCTGGCGACATTCGCCATGGTAGAAGGTGCGGTGCTGTTGTGGTGCGGTATGGTCTACGGATTCTGGATGATGATTGCAGCAGTAATCTATAGGGAGCTGATTGAATATGCCAACAATGATGATATGGACCATGCAATCGAGATCTACAAAAAAAGCACCCTTGGGACTGGCATCCCGCAGGTGCAAATAACAAATAACACGATAAGGATTATAACACGGAAGGGAGCGTGAATCAATGGTTGCGATGAACGTGCTTGCAAATCATGATGAGTGGTTGAAGCACCGGACGAAGATTGGCGGATCAGATGCATCTGCAATACTCGGCAAGAATCCATACAAGACGAATGTGGAACTCTGGAAGGACAAGGCGTTTCATCTGATGCCGGAGGATATCTCGGACAAGCCGTATGTGAAGTATGGCACCGAAGCAGAGAAGTATCTCCGGGAACTGTTCAAGATGGACTATCCGCAGTATGAGATGTTCTACGAGGAAAATAACATGTGGACAAATGACGCATATCCGTTCGCACATGCATCTCTGGATGGATGGCTCAAGGATGAAGCTGGCCGTATGGGTGTATGGGAGTGTAAAACTACAAATATCCTGCAGTCTCGTCAGAAAGAGAAGTGGGATCATCGTTTGCCGGAGAACTATTACATACAGATCTTGCATTATCTGATGGTGACAGAGTTTGAGTTTGTGGAGCTGAAAGCGCAGCTCAAATCAGTGTTCTCAGATGGAACGGTGTATTTGCAGACCAGACATTATCACATCGAGAGATCTGATGTGGAAGCGGATATTGAATATCTGGCGGATGAAGAGCGGAAGTTCTGGACATGCGTAGAGAACATGAAGGCTCCGCCGTTGGTGCTGCCGGAGATATAGGAGGATGCCATGTATGGTTATATCTGTCCGACCTGTGGTGCACATCTGGATCCACAGGAGCGATGTGAGGAATGCACAGAGCAGAAGTTGAAGGATCAGCGGGAGAGCGAACGTATTAAGTCCATGCTCTCGGTAGGTAAGGATGCTCAATATGAGCTGGTATTAAGTTAGGAGGATATGAATGGAGTTAAGAGTAGAACCGGTAACATTTCCGGAGGTAATTCAGTTTAACTATGAAGAATTGAAAGCAGAGATCACAAGCAAGGTAGAGATGTATAAGAATCTGGTATATACAGGCAGTGATCAGATTAAGGATGCTAAAGCAGACAGAGCGGCATTGAATAAGCTTATTAAGGCTATGTCAGATGAGAGAATCCGTATCAAAAAGGATTGTTTGAAGCCATACGATGAATTCGAACGGAAAATTCGTGAACTCACGGATATTGTGAATGAGCCGGTACAGTTGATTGATAAGCAGATCAAAGAATATGAGCAGACGTTGAAGGAAGAGAAGCGGAAGGAGATTGAAGCACTCTTTGAGACTATTGGATTTCAGGCATTTGTAAAGCTGGAGATAATCTGGGATGAGAAGTGGCTGAATGCATCTGTATCGATGAAATCTATCGAAGAGAAGATGCGTACCAGATTAAACGAGATTAGCACAGCGGTATTCACACTCAACAAGCTCCCGGAGTTTGGCTTTGAAGCGTTGGAACTGTACAAAGAGACGCTGGATCTGCCAAAGGCAATCGAGAAGGCGCAGCATATGTCCGAAATCGCCAAGAAGAAAGCGCAGTACGAAGCAGAGGAAAAGGCGAGAAGAGAAGCCGAGGAAGCACGTGCGAAGCAGATTGCACAGGAGCAGGCATCGCAGCAGTTGGAACAGCCGGCGGAACAGATGGTTATGGATCTTGTTCCACAGGAAGCTCCGGCACAGCAGGAACTGGAGCCGTCAAAAGAGTGGATTCGGTTTGCAGCACTTCTTACAACCGAAGATGCACTTGCCCTGAAAGAATTCTTCCAGAGCAGAAATATAGAGTTTAGAGCAATTTAGGAGGATATGAAGATGGTAAAAGCAGAAAATGGGACAGCAATAATTAGTGGAAATGAAGGTATATGTGCGGTTGAAATTGCATCAATCCTTGGTAGTTTTAAGCATAACCTTCGTGTAAGTTATGACAAGAAGGATGCAGATGAAAAATACAAAAAGATTCTTACATTAGCGGATGCTACTTGTGATGAACTTATGAAGAAAGATAAGAGAGAGATGGAATCAGACAAGAAGGGCGGATTTGAACAGATCTTAGACCAGTTAACCAGAATGCTTTCGGATATTGCTGTAGATGCGTTTGTAAAGAAGGGAGACAGATAAGATGGTACAGAATAGTTTGGTTAAGAGTAAGCAGAATCAGGACACAACAATGACCGGGTTCCTAAATCGTATGGATATCAAAGCGAATATTGAGCAGGCGCTTGGAAAAGGAAATGTGCAGCGGTTTATCTCCGGCGTGGTATCTGCAGTCAGCGTGAATCCTGCTCTTGCAGAATGTACGAAGCCATCGATCCTGTCTGGTGCGCTGTTGGGAGAGAGCTTGAAGCTTTCCCCATCACCACAACTCGGTCATTATTACCTTGTGCCGTATAGCGACAACAAAGCCGGTACAAAGGTTGCACAGTTCCAGATGGGATACAAAGGATATATTCAGCTTGCAATCCGATCAGGTCAGTATAAGAAGCTTACTGTGCTGGCTATCAAGGAAGGAGAGTTTATCAGCTTTGATCCGATGAATGAGGAAATAAACATTCAGTTGATGGTTAATGACTGGGATGCACGAGAGAAAGCGGAGACGGTTGGATATTATGCGATGTTTGAACTTGTGAATGGATTTCGAAAGTCGATGTATTGGAGCAAAAATCAGATGCTCGCGCATGCGGACAAATACTCACAGGCTTTTTCAAAAGATAGAACCGCAATTAACACGAGATACGGTGTGAAGCATAAGGTGTCTTATGCAGATTATGTTGCCGGTAATTATGATCAGCGTGATTCGTGGATGTATTCAAGCTTTTGGTATAAGAACTTCGATGCAATGGCATACAAGACGATGCTCCGTCAGTTGATCAGCAAGTGGGGAATCATGTCTATCGATATGCAGTCGGCATTTGAATCCGACATGGCATACATCAAAGAGGATGGTTCCAAGGTATATGTAGAAGATGAGCCAGTTGCAGATGTAGATGCTACAGAAACTTCACAGCAGGCGGAAACACTTGAGGAACAGGCGAAAGACTCTCAGCAGGAAGAACGGGCACAGGTGGATGAAGCGGAAATGCCGACGCCGGAGCAGGTGAACAACAGTGCCGCTGCCGCATTGTTTGGATAAGGTTATTGTACAAAGATATATCACAGTATTCTTTGTTTTATTGTAAGTCATTCTCTACCGCTACAAAAGCGGTAGAGGGAAAGGAGTTACATGAGCAAATACAGAAGCAGGAAAGTGGTAGTTGACGGTATTACATTTGATTCCAAGAAGGAAGCGTGGCGGTACCGGGAGCTTCATTTGCTTGAACAGACTGGCGAGATTAGCAATCTGCAGATGCAGGTCAAATATGAACTGATTCCATCGCAATATGAACTGCGACCGGTCACATTGAAGAATGGATTTGTGAAGATGAAGAAGTTTTGCGTGGAACATGCATGTAGTTATATCGCTGATTTCGTTTATATAGATACCAACGGAGATACGGTCGTAGAGGACACAAAAGGATTCCGGACAAAGGATTACATCATAAAGCGGAAGCTGATGCTCTACAGACACGGCATCCGGATCAGGGAGGTGTGACAAGATGAGTGCAAATATTAGAGATACACACAAGGTCGTGAAAGCGATGCTTGAGAATCATCCAGAGACGAGAAGCAGTGATGGGTGCTTATGCTACATGGTGTACAAGGAGATTGGCAAGAAGAACGGTGTGGACGTAGATAAGATTCCTATTCAGCAGTTCTTCCTGCATATGCGAGAGTTGGGATTTCCAACAACAGAATCGGTCAGAAGAGCACGACAGAAGATTCAGGCAGAGTATAAGGAACTTGCCGGAAGCGAGTTCGTAGAATGTAATCGAACAATGCTTGAAGATGTTTATAAGGATTATGCAACCAGCATTATTAAATAGCTGGATTGAAAGGAAGGAGCAGATGGCAAGACCGCAAAAAAAAGGATTGCTGTACTTCCCATTTGACACGGATTTCTTCGCAGACCTAAAGATTCGGGCACTCAGTGCAAGATACGGATCGGATGGATTGATATTCTACATATGGTTGCTTGCGGAGATATATAGAGAAAACGGTTATTACATCGTATGGAATGAGGACAGCGAGGATGCAGCGATAGCATCCCTTGGGCTGTCCGAGGGTTCAATGAAGCAGATAATGACATTCTTGGCTAGTCGGTCACTAATCGTTGAGATCACACTTGCTAGTTCGGACACTATCATTACCTCCCCGAATATACAGAAACGCTATCAGGAGGCGGCAAAGAGCCTTAGACGTGAAATCATAGTTGATTGTGAGATATGGCTTTTGAATGAAGAGGAGACCGCTTCTTTTATTAAAGTCACTCAAAATTCGGATAAATACAGTAAAAACCATAATAAATCCGTTAAAAATGAGAGTAAATCCCGTAAAAACCCCACAAATAAAATAAAAGTAAATGAAATGAAAGTAAATGAAAGAGAGGGCGCACCCGCAAAGCATTCATATGGACCATTCGGAAATGTGATGCTGTTGGATGATGAATTCACCAAGCTCGCAGATAAGTACGGAGCTGATATTCGTAACGATGCAATCGAATTTCTTGATATGTACATTGAAGAGAAAGGTTACAAAACAAAGTCTCATTATCTCGCAATTATTCGATGGGTAGTAAATGCAGTGAATGAGCGCAGGCAGAAACAGAGACGAGGATATCAGAGCAATATGCCTAAGAGTATACAACCGACACAGGAGCGTGTATCTGCGCTTGATGAGATGGAAGCTCTCTTTCAACAGGAGGTGAATGGATTTGACAAAGGCAGAAAGAATTGAACTGCGAAATCAGAAGATCATGGAGAATATCAAACTCGTGTATTTTCATTTGAATAAATATCATGGATTCCCAAATTACGATGACATCATACAGGAAGGTGTACTTGCACTGGTGGAAGCCATTGACAGAAGCAAGGATTTGGAACACTTAAATCGAAATTATATCGGTATATATATCAACAGATATGTGGAAAGATACATTCAATTTGGAGATGTGACAGTACGTACACCATTTCACTGGAAAGATGTCGAGAAACCACAGTATGTATCACTCGACAAGATTGTAAATGATGATGGTGACAGTTATGGGGATTCGTTTCTGGAAGACAGACACGATTGTATCGGAGAACTTATTACGATGATGGATTTTGAACATATGGTAGATCAGTTGTCTCCGAGAACACAGAAGCCGATGCGGTGCATGCTGCAGGGATATGGCATGACCGATACAGCGAAAATGTGCGGTATATCGTTTGAACGAGTGAGACAGATCAAGAAGCTGTGCAATAGAGAACTGGTTGCAAGTGAGGTGTGACATGACATATAGAGAATTTTTAGAAAGCAAAATCGACCTTGCAACAGACAGCGGATTTGCGGTTGATCGTTCAAAGATCAATCCGGCATTGAAACCACATCAGTCAGATGCCGTTGCATGGGCACTTAAGGGCGGACGACGGGCATTGTTTGAAGCATTCGGTCTTGGAAAGACGGTACAGGAGATAGAGTTCTGCCATTTGGCAGCAGAACATACCGGCGGCAGAGCTTTGATTGTTCTGCCACTTGGAGTGAAGCAGGAGTTCACCAGAGATGCGGTGGAACTGCTTGGATATGAGAAGCCGGAGTATTGCCGGACGATGGACGAGGTCAAGGCGTGTGACAGTCAGATTGTGCTGACGAACTATGAGCGAGTGAGAGATGGTGATATAGATCCATCGTACTTTGCTGCAACGTCACTGGATGAAGCAAGTGTACTCCGGAGCTTTGGAAGTAAGACATATCAGACATTCTTGGATAAATTCAAGAACGTTCCATATAAGCTCGTAGCAACGGCTACACCATCGCCGAATAAGTACAAGGAGCTTATACACTATGCCGGATATCTGGAAGTCATGGACACCGGACAGGCACTGACAAGATTCTTCCAGCGGGATAGTACAAAGGCAAATAACCTGACGCTGTATCCGAATATGGAAGATGAATTCTGGTTGTGGGTGTCAAGTTGGGCGCTGTTCGTTACAAAGCCGTCTGATCTCAATCCTGACTACTCAGATGTCGGATACGATCTGCCACCGCTTGATGTCAGATGGCATGAGATACCGATTCATTACGGAGATACAGCGGACAGGGACGGACAGATGCAGCTCTTTCAGGAAGCGGCAGAAGGATTGAAAGAAGCGGCAGCAGTTAAGCGGGACAGCATAGACATCCGGGTACAGAAGATGAAGGAGATTGTAGATGCTTCGCCGGATGATCATTTCTTGTTGTGGCACGACCTGGAGAGTGAACGCCATGCAATCAAGAAGGCGTTGCCAGAGACGGTTGATATCTATGGATCCTTGGATTATGAGACGAGAGAACAGCGTGTAATTGATTTCTCAAATGGAAAGACACGGCTGTTTGCAACAAAGAAATCGCTGTCCGGCTCGGGGTGTAATTTCCAGCGGTATTGCCACCGGGAAATATTCCTTGGTATTGATTATGAATTCAATGATTTTATTCAAGCAATCCACAGATGTTACCGATTCTTGCAGAGTCAGCCGGTTGTGATTGACATTATCTACATGGAGAACGAGCGGCAGATCAAGGAAGCATTGCTGGAGAAATGGAAGAATCATAATTACATGGTCCAGCGGATGGTTGAGATCGTGAAGAAGTATGGACTTAATTCAGCGAACAAAGCTGAACGATTGGAAAGGAAGATGGGAGTGGAAGGAACAAGAGAAGAACGAACCGTGCGAGGTAATCACTATGAAGCGGTATACGGCGACTGCGTGGAAGAGACACGTGTCATGGCAAGTAACAGCGTTGATCTGATACATACGTCGATACCATTCGGCAATCACTACGAGTACAGTGCAAATTATAACGACTTCGGACATAATCAGGATACAGAGCGGTTCTTTGAACAGATGGACTATCTGACACCGGAGCTCCTGAGGGTATTGAAGCCTGGCAGAGTGGCAGCAGTACATGTAAAGGACAGAGTGCTTTTTGGAAATGCGACAGGTACCGGTATGCCGACAATCGAGCCGTTTCATGCGGATTGTATCGAGCATTACATGAAGCATGGTTTTATGTATTTCGGCATGATCACCGTTGTGACGGATGTTGTACGGGAGAATAATCAGACATACCGCCTTGGCTGGTCTGAACAGTGCAAGGATGGCACCAAGATGGGTGTAGGATGCCCGGAATATATCCTATTGTTCCGAAAGCTCCCAACGGATCATAGCAAAGCATATGCAGATGATCCAGTATCAAAGAGCAAGGAAGAATACACAAGGGCACAATGGCAGATAGACGCACATGGATATTGGAGATCGTCGGGCAATCGTCTGATCAGTAAGGATGAGCTGAAAGAGATATCGGTGGATAATCTGCAGAAAGCATACAGGAAATACAGCAGAGAGAGCGTTTACAACTATGAAGAGCATGTGAAGCTTGCAAAAGAACTTGATAATGACGGCAGACTGCCGGCTACTTTCATGGTGGTTGCTCCGGGATCATGGAACCAACTTGAGGTATGGGATGATATCAACCGGATGCGGACACTTAACACGACACAGAGCCGCAGAAGAGCACAGATGCATGTATGTCCATTGCAGCTTGATATCGTGGAGCGAATCATCAACAGATACAGCAATCCGGGAGATGTCGTATATGATCCGTTCGGCGGACTTATGACGGTACCGATGACGGCGGTTAAGATGCACCGCTTCGGGAAAGGCTGCGAATTGAATCCTGATTATTTCCGAGATGGAGTTGGATATCTGCAGGCAGCAGAAAACGAGATGGACGAGCTGACACTGTTCGATTTTATGCCGGGGGTGATGGAGTGATACACGGAGAGCTTATTGTAGATAATTTCGCTGGCGGTGGCGGAGCGTCAACAGGCATCGAAATGGCGACTGGGTATAGCGTAGATATCGCAATCAACCACGATCCAGAAGCGATTAAGATGCACAAAGCCAACCATCCACGAACTAAACATTATTGCGAGAATGTGTGGGCGGTAGACCCGATCGCAGCATGTAAAGGAAATCCGGTAGGACTTGCCTGGTTTTCACCGGACTGTAAGCATTTCAGTAAGGCAAAAGGTGGAAAACCTAAAGACAAGAATATTCGTGGACTTGCGTGGGTTGCCTGCCGGTGGGCGGGGCTTGTAAGACCGAGAGTGATCATGCTTGAGAACGTAGAAGAGTTCAGAACATGGGGACCATTAAATCGACGCCATCACCCAGTTAAGAACAAGCAGGGCAAGACCTTCAAACAATTTGTAAGACAGCTTGAAGAGTTAGGGTATGAAGTGCAATTTAAGGAGCTTGTGGCAGCGGACTATGGAGCTCCAACAATGCGAAAGAGATTCTTTATGATTGCACGCTGCGATGGAAAATCAATCGTATGGCCAGAGCCTACACATGCACCGGCGGACAGTGAGGAAGTCAAGGCAGGGTTGCTTAAACCTTATGTTGGAGCATACACGCAACTTGATTTTAGCCTGCCTTGCCCGTCCATATTTGATACTTCCGAGGAAATCAAGGAAAAATACGGCATACGGGCGGTCAGACCGTTGGCACCTAAGACTATGGAAAGGATAGCAAGAGGATTAAAGAAATTTGTACTGGATAACCCAGAGCCGTTTATCATTCAGTGTAAATTTAACAATGATGCGCAGGACATCAAAAAACCTTTAGGAACGATAACAACCATAGGAAGTCACTTATTAGTGGAACCATACTTATCGGTAAATAGGGAAAACCATTTCGGAAGCGATATGAGGGAACCGATACATACTATCACATCGAATAATCAGCATATGCTTATGACACCGACGCTGATCCAGTATCATTCTGAAACAGCGCAGGGAGAAGTTCGAGGGCAAACCATAAAAGAACCGATCATGACAGTTGATGGTTCGAACCGGTACGGATTGGTTACATCGTTTCTCAGTAAGTTCTATAAGACGTGCATCGGGCAGGATGAAAGAGAGCCGTTACATACAGTGACAACGTCTGCAGGGCATTTTGGAGAAGTCAGGGCATTTCTGATCAAATACTATGGTGATGCTACTGGACAGGACATTGAACAACCATTAGACACGGTTACCACAAAGGATAGGTTTGGTCTTGTAACGATTGAGGGTGTTGATTACCAGATTGTGGATATCGGACTTCGAATGTTGGAACCACGAGAGTTATATGGATGCCAGGGATTTCCAGATGATTACATTATTGATCATGATTATACTGGCAAGACATATCCGAGAACGGAGCAGGTAAGAAGATGCGGTAATGCAGTATGCCCACCGATACCGGCTGCGCTTGTGAGGGCAAATCTTCCGGAAATGTGCATTGCAAGAAGAACGGCGAATATGCAGGTAGCAGAGGAAGCAAATGGACAGTTGATGATGTTTGCGTAGGAGGTAGATATGGAACAAGAACAATTTGACTTCTTGGAAGATATTGAGATAGACAAGCCGGATATGGAATTCCAGAAGTGGAAAGAACAGAAGCGTGAAGCAAAAAGCCGGATGATTGCCATGCAATATCAGCCATATGAAGTAAAAAAGAAACGGTCAGAACTCCGGGCAATAGAATTTCTTCAAGAGATGGATAAACGTGGGAAAGTAGCACATGTCAGTGTCGGTGGACTTGATAGCATTACATTGCATGTATTCTTGAAATCTATCGGAATTGATGTACCGGCAATATCAGTATCGAGTTTGGAAGATGCAAGTATTCAGAGAGTGCATAAAGCACTTGGTGTGACAATTCTGCATTCGTATAAGACAAAAACACAGGTATTGAATGAAGTTGGATTTCCGGTAATCAGTAAGCGTATAGCAGGTAAGATCGCATTGTTACAGAATCCGACGGAAAAGAATAAAACGGTCAGACATGCAATTATTACGGGTGAATGTGGAGAACTCGGACATTTTCAGAAGAATAGCAGGATGAAACTGCCGCAGAAGTGGTTGAAATTGTTCGGAGGGTATGAAAACGAAAATGAAGGAGTGAACTATCAGAAACCGGATTTCAAGGTATCAAATGATTGTTGCTACTGGCTCAAAGAAAAACCATGTGACGACTGGGCGAGGGAACATCAGAGCTATCCGTATCTTGGAATGATGGCATCGGAAGGCGGGCAGAGAGAAGAAGCGCTTACCGATCACGGATGCAACTACTATGGAAAAACCACAATGCGATCGGCTCCGTTTGCTCCGTATATGCGAAATGACATATTAAAGCTGGCATTGGAAATGGATGATTGGTATCACAAAAACATGGATGTGTTTGAGAAGTTGTACTATGAGCAACCTTACAGCAAAGACAAGAATGGAAATGTAATACCATATGAGCCGGTGGATAGCATTATACCGGATATTTACGGCGATGTAGTACAGGATCAGTGCGGAAATCTTCGGACTACAGGAGCACAGCGAACCGGATGCAGTATGTGTGGCTTTGGCATTCACATGGAGAAAAGGCCACATAGATTTGATAAATTGCGAGAGCGTAACCAGAAAGAATGGGAGTATTACATGTACCGGTGTTGTACAGATCCAGAGACTGGAGAGAAATATGGCTGGGGAAGAGTTCTCGATTACATAGGAGTTCCGTGGGAAGATTATCCGGCAATTCAGATGGAGTTGCCATTAGATCAGATGATGTAGCGTCGAAATTTGAACTTTGAAAATTGAATAATGATGGTTGGAGTGGTATAATATCCTTACCAATACGAAGGAGGATATGTATTATGGGTTTAATTGATAACACAAAACAGTTTTGTTTAACATGCAAAAATAAGGGTGTAGTAGACACTATAAGTGCAGAGGACATGGATAAATTTGATGAAGAATATGATAGACTAGATAAAATGGGATGTCTTTCCGCAGATCAAGTTTATGACAAAGCCTCACAAGGATGCAAAAAAGATTATTTCTACTGTCCGTATTGTGAAAATGGACAAAAATATAAAGATAAATATCCTAAGTACAGAGCATAAAAGTGTATGTATTTGATACCAACCATCATTATTCGATGGTTGGTATTTTTTTGCGCAAAAATGGAGGATATGAGCATGTACATAGAAGAAATAACAGGGCAGACGATTATTCCGAATCTGATGGACGATGAGAACGTCTGCATGATTAAGAGAAATTATTCGGGCAAGCTGGAGATCATTGAGCTTGCTACGTTCCAGATTTCGAAGATTAAGAAGTATATGGAACATAAGGATGTTGCATTTGTTATCGTAAAGGATGATGAAAAGGGAGCGTGATTTTGTTGAGAAAAATGAAAGTAAAGAACTATCTGCAACAGGTGCAGAAGATTGATGCTGTGATCACAAACAAGATGATCGAGCGGGAGCAGTGGCTTACATTGGCAAGCTCATTGTCCGGACAGACGGATGGAGAGCGTGTGAAGTCGTCAGGATCCAATCAGAAGATGGAAGATTCGGTCGTTATGGCTATTGACGCTGCAAGAGATATTGATAAGTATGTGGCAAGGCTTAGAGATGTTAAGAGCGAGATCAGCGAAGTGATTCAGCAGATTCCGGTCAAGGAGTATAATGTGCTGCACAAGCTCTATATTCAGGGCAAGGACCTTGACGATGTGGCAGCGGATAACAAGAAATCGTATTCGTGGGCGTCAACCATGCATGGAAGGGCACTTGCTCACGTTCAGGGCGTGCTTGATACATTAGAAGCTCTTCCAGAGAACAGCGGGAAGTATCGTTTTCGGAAGGGGTTGAAGCTGTGAGTGAATATCCATGTAAAGGATGTACGGACAGAAAGGTAGGTTGCCATGGCGAGTGTGAAGGCTATAAAGCATTCGCCACGGAACAACGGAAGAAAAATGAGTGTATCAGAAAACAAAAAGATGCTTTGAGCGATTATCTGGATATGAAACGAGATGCTGTAAAGCGGGCGAAAAGGAGGAGATGATAAAAATGAGAGACAATGGATGCAGTGGATGTAAGTATGAACATTTAAAGGGAAGCGAAAAACCATGTTGTGATTGTGCCAATATGCACATGGATAAGTATGAACCAATAACAAATGCCGACAGGATCAGAAATATGTCAGATGAAGAGTTGGCTGTTTTTCTTTGCAAAGTAAAGTCGGATTATCAGTGGATGGAACATGAGTTTCCGAGTGAAGAAGAACATGGAGAGTGGGTTAAATGGCTTCAATCAGAAGCGGAATGGAGATAACATGAGGAAAGTTAAATCGGAACCAGGAACAATAGTGTTTAAAAGTAAGAAACGACATGTATCGTTTGCTTTTGGAATAGGTAAACGCTGGGGAATAAATTTGGGAGCAGAATATTATGAGGCTTGGGATTGGCACCATTTTGTCATAGGATTTACAATAATTAAATTTTTTGTTGCGTTTAGAGTAAATTGGCGAATTTTTGGAGAAGGTTACGACAGAGACGAAATGTACTTCGGAATGTACGACTGAAAGGAGAGAATATGGAAGATAGATATTTATTCAAGGCAAAGAGAATTGACAACGGAGAATGGGAAATTGGTAGTCTAATTGCATTGCCGACAGGAGAATATGAGATTTCAAATAAAAGCAATATGCCAATGCACAGGCTTGAAAGATAAGAAAGGCAAGCTGATTTGGGAGAATGATATTGTTAAAAAAGAATTTTACATAGATTATGATTCTGTATATCAAGAAGAATATGTAACGTCTGTAATTTCTAAGAAATACGTTGGTACTGTTAAGTTTGAGCATTTTGCATGGGTTGTTGAAACATTTAATGATAAGCTTAAATGCATACTACCTATTTGTGAATTGTCTGAACATTCGGAAGATATAAAACATTTTGAAGTTATCGGCAACATATTTGACGATAAGGAGTTGGAGAAAGGGGAATGAGTATGAAACCAATATTGTTTAATACAGAGATGGTTCGTGCGATTCTGGACGGACGAAAGAGTTGCACGAGAAGAATTGTTAAACCACAACAGCTTGTAGGGTTGTTGCCGGATAAATGTAAAAACGGAGTACCAGAAGAATTTCTGAAAGAAAAGAAATTCATGTTCAAACCATACTGTGATATGACGGATGTGGAATTGATTAGCACCGCATACAAACCGCCATATCAGCCGGGCGATATTCTGTATGTGAGAGAAACATGGAATTACTTTTATGCGCTTGATGGAAACAATCAGATTATCGAAGAAACGGGAAGATATTATTACCGGGCAACTGATAGTTTTCCCTACGAGGAATATGTAGACGCTTCAGGAAAACGTCACAGCAATGCACCTTGGCGACCATCTATCCACATGCCAAAAGAAGCTGCTCGCATTTGGATTAAGGTTACAGATGTGAGAGTGAAGCGGTTGCAGGAGATGTGGGCTAGTGATGTGCCGAAAGAAGGAATATATTTCAATAAACCTACAACGGCAGATGAAATGTTAATGGCTTTTGCAAAATTATGGAACAGTACCATCAAGAAATCCGATCTTGACCGCTACGGCTGGGATGCGAATCCATGGGTCTGGGTTGTCGAGTTTGAGCGATGCGATAAGCGAGAAAGCGAGGGATAATATGACAGAAATTGAAGCTATCAAAGAACTGAAATATGATTGTAATGAACTTGGTAAAGCAATCCCTTGTGATACTTCATGGGGATGTTCTTTTGAAAATGCTTATGAAATGGCAATACAGGCACTTGAAAAGCAAATTCCTAAGAAACCGCTATATATTGCAAATTTAGGTTGTACAGCATTATGGTTATGCCCAGTATGCGAAAGAAGAATAATCAGAAGTGATTTAGTTTACTGCCATCAGTGCGGACAGAAATTAGATTGGAGTGATGAAAATGAGATTGATTGATGCGGATGAATTGAAGAACATATTGACAGTTGCCGAATATCCTTGTGTGTTGCAGACTGCGTTGGTCGGAATTGTTGACACACAACCAACCGCTTATGATGTGGATAAGGTGTTGGAGCAAATGGAAAATGCAACTGCAATAGGTGCTGATTGTGTAGGAAATGCGTTTGAGTGCATTCCCAAATATATGGCAATCGAAATTGTAAAGGCAGGTGGTAAAATCTATGGGAAAGTTGATTGATCCGGAAAGATTAAAGAGCAGATTGGAAAGTTATGCTGAAACATACAAGAGTGCCGGCATGGATGTACCGTATGATATGGCGGTTGTGACGGATATCATTGATCGCAGCATTAACAGTTACAATGTGGATTATGTAGCAGAGAATGTAACGGATATGCTGGAGGGTATCGTTGATGAAAATCTGCTGAAAGACGTGGTGGCATGCATCAAAAGAGGGTATAGTTTGATTGCATACACCTAAAATCAGTATAAAGATTGTGAAAAAGTTGTAAGTTTTTTGACTTATTTGTATAACATGAGACGAGAAATCTGTGTTATATTTAATGTATCATAAATGGAAGTTGAAGGCATCGTGCATTTTGCATGGTGCCTTTTGCTTTATGCCTGCCGTACTCTTTAGCTGATCATATCCTCCGGTGCGGTAGGCTTTTTGTTTGGATGGATATTGTAAAGGATGGTGATTGTGATGGCTAAGCTTACAGCCAAACAGCAGAGATTCTGTGATGAATACCTGATTGATCTGAATGCCACACAAGCAGCTATCAGAGCAGGGTATTCGAAGAAAACGGCAAATAGAATCGGAACTGAAAACTTGTCAAAACTTGTAATCAGAGAATATATAGAAAACCGGATGGCGGAGAAAGAAGCGGCATTGATCGCCGATCAGGATGAGGTGCTTAAGTATCTCACATCCGTGCTTCGTGGACAGAGTAAATCGACCGAGATTGTGATTGAAGGCTTGGGAGACGGAAGCACAAAGGCTCGGAAGATGGAGAAAGAACCATCGGAGAAGGACAAGCTGAAGGCGGCGGAGCTTCTGGGCAAGCGATATGGATTGTACACCGAGAAGGTGGAAGAGAAAGTCGATATGGAATTGAATGTGACTATCGATTATGGAGATGAAGAAGATACCGGCGGTGATGCCGATTGAATCTGAATATAAAGGCAAATCCGTGTTTCCGGGAGGTAGACCGAAGCACGAAGCGATATATTGTGATGAAAGGCTCTGCCGGTTCAGGAAAGAGCGTTGACACAGCGCAGAACTACATTCTCCGGCTAATGAAGGACAAGGGCAGGAACCTTGTGTGTGTCCGTAAGTCAGATATCACAAACAGAGACAGCACCTATGCAGAGCTCACAGGTGCCGTGTATCGGATGTTTGGAGACAAGGCGGAGCGATATTGGAAGATGACCACATCGCCGTTGTCGCTTGAATGTCGGGCGAATGGCAACCGCATTATATTCCGTGGAATGAATGATGATAAGCAACGAGAGAAGCTTAAGTCAATCACATTCCAGAAGGGAAAGCTCACAGATGTGTGGTGCGAGGAAGCAACAGAGCTGACGCAGGCAGATGTGGAAATTATAGATGATAGATTGCGTGGAGAATTGCCGCCCGGGCAGTTCTACCAGCTTAGAATGACCTTCAACCCGGTGAATAAGAATCATTGGATAAAGAAGGTCTATTTTGACAGATATGATCCGGACGTGCTGACACACCATAGTACATATCTTGGTAACCGCTTTATTGATGCGGCGTATCATCGGCGTATGATGCGTAGAAAAGAAGTAGATCCGGAAGGCTACAAGATATATGGTCTTGGTGAATGGGGCGAGATAGGCGGCTTGATTCTTCATAACTGGGAAGTCGCGGATGTATCGCAGAATCTAAATGATTATGATGATATCGCAATCGGTCAGGACTTCGGTTTCAATCATGCCAATGCCATCCTTCTTCTTGGTATCAAGGATGATGATATATACATCCTAGATGAGATATATGTGCATGAGAAAGAAACTGCGGAAATCATACCGCTGGCGATTCAGCATGCTATACCGACGAATAAGCCTATGTGGTGCGATTCCGCAGAGCCGGACAGAATCAAGACATGGAAGGGTGCAGGCTATCGTGCAAAGGGCGTTGATAAGGGCGGTTCCGCAGGATCTGTCAAGGCTCAGATAGACTGGCTCAAGGGTGTGGTCGATAAGAACCACATTATACGAAGAAGAATATATGTTGCCCCTCATTGTGTAAATACAATTAAGGAGCTGCAGCAATGGAAATGGAAAAAGGACGAGCGAACAGGTGAGTATACTGACGAGCCGGTTCCAATCATGGATGATGCGATGGCGGCACTTCGATATGGCATCGAAGGATGGCGTAAGCCTTGTCCATGGCTTATTTAATTAGAAAGGGCAAAGAATGTGCTGACGGTAGACGAGATTAAAAAGTTCATAGACGATGATAAGACAAGCGAGAAGAAGCGGTTTGCAAAGGTCGGTGAGCGGTATTATGACGGCGACAATGACATCAAGCAGTACCGCTTATTTTATTACAATGCAGATGGCAATCTGGTTGAAGATAAGACTCGAAGCAATGTGAAGATACCGCACCTCTTCTTTACGGAGCTGGTAGATCAGGCGGTGCAGTATATATTATCCGGCAATCGAAACGGAGAACGCATTGTGCGATCGGATGATCCAGAGCTCCAGAAGCATATGGATAAGTATTTCAATAACAATGATATCTTCATGGATGAGCTGGTGGAGTGCATCACAGACTGCAAGGTAAAGGGATTTTCGTACATTTATGCATACAAGGATGCGAATGACAGATATGCATTTGCTACAGCGGATTCCATGGGTGTGGTTGAAGTGCGTGAGAAAGACACGGACGATGGATGTGCCTATGTGATTTACTACTATACGGACCGTATAGATAAAGGACACAAGGTTATAACACGTGTGCAGGTATGGAGTGAGAAAGACACGACATACTATGCGATGGTTGACGACGGCGAACTCATGATTGATGATTCCGTAGAGATCAATCCAAGACCGCATATCCTGTACAAGAAGAATGGCGGGAAGGAAGATGATACATACTATGAATCGCTCGGATTTATTCCGTTCTTCCGGCTGGATAATAACAAGAAGCAACATTCGTCTCTGCGACCGATTAAACCGCTGATTGATGATTATGATCTGATGGCATCGAGCTTATCCAATAACCTGATTGATTTCGACACCCCTTTGCATGTGGTTAAGGGATACGAAGGCGACAACATGGACGAGTTGCAGACGAATCTCAAGACAAAGAAGATAATCGGCACAGGAGAGAATGGCGATGTCGACATCAAGACAGTTGATGTGCCGTATCAGGCACGTAAAGAGAAGATGGAGCTTGATGAGAAGAACATCTACCGCTTCGGTATGGGACTGAATACAGCAGGATTGAAGGATACGGCTGCAACGACCAACATTGCAATCAAGGCGGCATATTCGCTCTTGGAACTGCAGTGTAATAAGCTTGAGATCCGGTTGAAGAAGCTACTCCGGCACCTTGTACGGATTGTAATTGAAGAGATCAATAAGACAGAGAAGAAGGGTTATCAGGATTCCGATGTGTATTTCAAGTTTGAGCATGTGATTATGAGCAATGCTCAGGAGAATGCACAGATCAAGCTTACGGAAGCGCAGGCACATCAGGTTGTAATCAACACGATCATGTCTTTAGCGGATACATTAGATGATGAGACGATTATCAAGGCTATTTGTGATGAGTTAGATATTGACTATGAAGAGATCAAGGACAAGCTGCCGCAGGACGCAGAAAAAGATACAGCGGATGCCAAGCGGCTATTGGATGGAGTTGTGACGAGTGAACAAGCGACAGAAGGAAGTTCTACAAGCACAGCTGAATAGTGAAGAAGAGGTTATTGCACAGTTAAAAAGTGTATATGAGCAGGCTCTAAGAGATTGTGAAGCAAAGATACAGGAGTTATCAATGCGGGCAGATCTTGAACCAGAGAATTTAAAGTCAATCATATATCAGAAGCAATATCAGGAAGCAATCAAGGCGCAGTTGGAAGGAGCACTTACAAATCTGCAATCAGATTCATATGCAACTGTATCCGATTATCTGACACGGAGTTATCAGGATGGATATCTCGGCTCTATGTATGATATGCAAGGGCAGGGAATCCCGCTTGTGATGCCGATAGACCAAGAAGCTGTGACAAGGGCAGTGGTACTTGACTCTCAGCTTTCTACATCTCTGTATGACCGAATGGGTGAAGATGTAAAGGCAATCAAGAAAGCAGTGCGACAGGAAGTATCAAGAGGAATTGCGCAGGGCATGACATGGAGCAACATTGCATCGAACCTTGCACGGAATATGAAGCATACGCCGTTCAAGAAGGCGTACAACAATTCAATCCGGATTGCCCGGACAGAAGGGCATCGCATACAGAATCGTGCCGCATTGGACGCTCAGAAGAGAGCAATAGATCGTGGCGCAGAGGTTGTAAAACAGTGGAATGCGGTACTTGATGGAAGAACAAGATCAGAGCACCGAGATCTGGATGGTCAAATCCGAGAAGTCGACGAGATGTTTGAAGTCGCCGGATACAAGGCAGAAGCTCCGGGATTGTTTGGTGATCCATCACAGGATTGTAATTGCCGTTGCTGTCTGGATCAGAGAGCGAGATGGGCGCTTAATTGTGGTATTGTGAAAATGGATAATTTCTCGAAACAAACAGTCACTTTCGAATCTCCAGAAGAGTATGCGGAGTGGAAAAAAGTATACTGGTCTGATGAAAATATCGCATATATGCAGCACGTTACGGCGATGGAGAAGAAATATGGCAAGAACTTCGAGAAGATGCTTAATTCCATGACCGATAAGGAATATGAGAAGTATAAGCGGTTGCTGGATAACAATCCGATGTATAAACCGAAAGTGACACTTGTTAAGAATGCAGAAGAAGCTAAAACTGCATTAAAGAATAGAATTGGCTTTAGAAACTGTAACATAGATTCAATGGACGAAAGACTGATTGTGGATAATACAAATCAGCTGATCCGTCTGGAAAGCAAATTCGGTGTAATACATAAATCCGATTTTGTAGATATTGATGTAGACGTAGGTAATTTCGCCGGAAATGTGAATAGCAGTAGATTAACGCCAGCAAGTCAATATTTGGTTCTGAATAAAAAACGTTATTCGGATAGAGATTCCCTGATAAAGAAGGAAATCAAAGATATGGATAGCGGATATTCGATGCCTTTTTCACGTACAAACGAAGAAGCCTCCATAGCTACGGTAACTCATGAATATGGACATATGTTACAGAATGTTATCAAGAAGGAATATATGGAGTCTCTTGGTTGGAAAAATTCAGATATGTTTGCATTTGTAAATAAAAGTGCAAAAACGGACAAGGCAAAATATAAGTGGTATGCAGATGTTCAAAAAACTGTTCAAAATAATTGTTATGATGAAATAATTGCAATTGCGAAAAGAAACAATCCTGTATTTGATTTGGACGCAAATATATCAGAATATGGAAAGACAAGTAAGGCAGAGTTTTTTGCAGAAGTATTTGCCAACAGCCAGCTCGGAAAGCCTAATGAATTAGGTGTAGCTATGAATGATTGGCTAAATAAGAAATACCTTGCAAATAGCGTGAAAAATGGTACAATAACATTAGCAGATATCAATAAAATGATAACTCCATACGAGAGAAAGGTGCTTGATAAAATACCTGCAAAAAGTGGTTATTTTGATTTTGCAGCGCATGGAAGCCCTGATTATATAGAATATGGGGAAAAAGGAAAAAATATGTCTGCAAGAGATGTGGCCAGAGTTATTTCTCATAATGAAAAGTACAATGGTCAAAAAGTACGAATGTTATCATGCAGTACAGGTGCATCGGATGATGGATTTGCTCAACAGCTTGCTAATTCGCTAGGCGTTGAGGTAGAAGCTCCTACAGATGTGCTGTATGTTTATGAGGACGGACATTTCAAAGTAGGTTATGACGGAAGTGGAACAATGAAAACATTTAAGCCACAAGGAAAGCGGTGATAATATGACATTTTTTGGATTTTTCAAAGGAATGAAAT